GGTCTGCTCGACAAATGCCTGCCTTAACTGGCTTAATGAGTTATCTTTCTTAATGTCTATGTCATGGGCTTTCCACATCTGCATATCATCATTCCACGCCATATCACCGGCTGTGGCTACCAGATCATTGCCTGCTGCCTTGGCATTCTTAACTGTCTCCCTGATAATCTCCTTTACTTCTCTCTTATAGGCAGCAGTTTCTTCTGCCAATGCTCGGGCCCTGTCTTTATCCGCATTAAGAATCCTTAACACCTCGGTCTGTATCTTAGATGTACTATACCCCTGTTCCCTCATTGCCTTAGCCTGTAGTTCTGCAGTCTCGGTATATCTGCCCATCTTCTTAACTCGTCTGGCTATGTCATTAATTACCTGCTGTTCCATCTGCTGGTACAGACCACTTACATATGAACTTGCTATTAAATCAATCTGCTCTGCTGATAATGCCCTTGTATCACCTCTCTACAAGAAAAGGCGGTAAATAATACCGCCCATTCGTTTTAATCTTCATCCTCGTCAATTTCTATATCTTCCTGGATATACTTAAGTGCATCCTCTTCTGATATATTGTACTTTTTCATTATGTACCATACCTTAAGGATTGGAATCTCTGGGAACTGCAATGCATCATTACGCATTGAATCCAGCTTGCTGACCTTATCCTCAATATAACTGTCATCAAACTCAATAGATAATTCCTCTTTTATATCATAATTAGCACCCTGAAATTCATTAGCAAACCACATACAAGCATGCAGTATATCATTGATATAATCTTCTGCCTGTTTCCTCTGCTTATTTAACTCCTGCATCTCATCCTGCTTCTCGCCTATATACTCAGTAGCCGTGGTTATCTGTCCATTTTCAAATGTATACTTTTTAGTACCATAACCGAACTGCATAGATATAAGGCTCAAGATTAATTCAAAGGCTTCCGTTATTGCCTGTATTCTAATCTCTGGGTTATACTCCTTAACTAATGAGTCCTGGTCTGGTAGTTTCTCACCTATCAACAGAAATAACTGCTTCTGCTTTTGCGTTAACACCGGCGTTCCGTCTTCAGCCTTGGTAATACAGCCTAACAATTCATTCAGGAATACTATCTTTTGCCCCTTATCCAAATCACCAAACAGAATATTATAAGCCAGATCCAGCGCCTTGAAATATGGAATAGCATTATATATCTTTGGCAATCCGTACCCTCTCATATTATCCAGGTTGTTTACCTCTGCATTCTGCATGATGGCAAACGGCTTAACCTCTCCCAACTGTAATATCATGCTTTCCTGCATCACATTGCCAATGGCATTAAATATAACTGTCTCTGCCTGGTATCTGTCATCTTCCTTTGTGAATATAACAAGTGTGGTCTGCTCGTTGCCTCTCACTATATTGGTGGATGCAAATGCACACTCGGTTACGGCTTTATTCTTTACTGTAAGCGGAATAATACAATCAGCATCCACATAATTAATCTCTATGTTGCCACCCTTTACTGTGATAGATCCGTTAGTATCCTCATAATAATCTGCATTATTCAGTAATATATATGCTCCAACTGTACCGGCAGCAGAAACCTTTTCCAACTGTTCCCTATACATAACATCAAATCTATTATCCGTTAGCATCTGCTCAATAAATTCCTCTGACTTGGAATTTTCTTCTGGTGCTACAGATATAATCTCGCATAGGTTAGCATCATCTGCACAGCACCTCTTAGCCATATTAAGCCTGTCAATGTATTCCTTTTCATTGTTAAGGTTAACACGTTCATGGAAATCCTTAATAAGTCGGTTGCTATACCAGTCATCACATATCCCAATAATAGTTAATGCTGTGGTATTAACCTGGTAACCTCTCTTGGCTAGATAATTAATTACACATTCTTTCCTTTTCTTTCTCCTATCATCTGTTAAGACCTATGTATTCTATGTAATCAAGCATTGTATACATCAATGCATCATACCAGTCATTGCAATTGGCAATGTTCTTATCCTCTGGAATGTTCGGCTTCTTCTCATCCCACCTTAATGCAGATACTGCTTTAATTAGATCCACACACTTTTTATTAATTAACAGTCTGCCTGTATTAAACAGCATATCTAATAATATTGGTCTATCTGCTACCTCATTCTTACGGCATCCCTTTATATTGTGACCACCTAATCCTGCATTCCTGGCAGCAGTCCTTAATGAATTGATTAAGGTAGGTGAAGCGCTATCTGGGAATACCCAGTCAACACGTTTGTATTTCTCTTTACACATACTATAGAACTCAACAAACTTATCACATATCTTGGTTGAGTCTATTTCCTCAGTAATCGGCAAGCCATCAGCCTCAAGCACTCTTATATTTTTGTAACCATTCATATAGCCAGATAATACAAATGTGGTCTTTGAACCATTACCACCAAAGTCTATACCCATAATCAGCTTACTGAATGCTACCTTTAACTTACCATCTTCATCAAATATGGCATCATCACCCTTACTCTCATCAAATGTATAAGGCTCTGGATTCTCTGCAAAATACTTAAATATAATACCTGATGCCAGTACCCATAATCCCAGAATAAATCTGTCATAGAATACGCCCTTATACATTCTTTCATATCGGTCAATAACCCTCTGTGCTAGGCTTGGGTTGTCTTTCATAGTAAAGTGAATCCTAATAAGATTCTTTTCTGCCAGCTTATCAATCCACTCAACCTTGAAATAATGGTCTGGACCATCTGGGTTGCAGTTAAACCACATCTTGGCACCATCCACGGAACATCTACCGGTTGCCTGATTAACAAATGATTCAGGCATCAGCGCCACTTCATCAAAGAATATACCGGCTAATGTAATACCCTGGATTAAGTCCTGGCTTCCCTCATCCTTACCGCCAAACAGATAAAAGTCGTTTGATATATCGCCATTATATATGGTCATATAGTTCTCAGACCTATGCTCTTCCACTACATAACCATAACCCTTTATGACTTTCTTCATCTGCTTGATAACATTACGCCTCAAGGACTGTATGGTCTTACCACATAATGCAAAGTTCTCATCCTCAAATGTACCCATTGCCCATATGATAAATGACACACTCATTATGGTAGTCTTACCCGACCTGATAGCACCATCACAGATAATACCATCCTTATCCTTGTAATTAGGATTAGCCCACCATGTAAGAACATCCTCTTGCTTTGGACTTAATTTAGTAATATCAAAGCTACTTTTCCTCAATATTCTCACTTCTTCCTAGTGACAGATTGGCAATGGCTTCATATAATCCGTTATTCTTAACCTCAACCTCTTGCTCAATCTTGTCTGTCTGCCCTAGATATTGTTTACCCAGGAATATAGCCATGGCTGCATTATGGTCTGCAAGTAACCACTGCTTTCTTCTTAGTGAAGCCTTGCCGCCCTCTCTTTTTATGCTAAAAACTTCTGAAAAACTCATTGGTACCAGCTTATATTTTCCTGTTTCTTCATCCTTTATTCTCTTCTTATATGTTCGTTTACACCAACTATTGAGCGTCACATCATCCACATCAAGTACACTGCAAATCTCTGCCTGTGTACACTGTATAGAACATAGGCTCTCAAACATATCCTTATTAATTTCTTTTCTTGGTCTAGCCCTTAAGCCTCACCCCTTTCAAACCACTGCTTATTAATCTCATTGGCTATGCCATACATCATAAGTGGTGGAACACTCATACCACATACATACTGCACATCATTGCCATTAAAATCATAATCCTGTGGGAATGATGAAATAGTAATAATATCCTTATCACTTAAATAACCTGGCTGATCATATCTAAACAACTGACTACCGGCTGTTATAGTCGGGCTTACTTTGTTCAACTTAATATATGGCATAGTAAAGCCTGATAACTTACCGTTCTCTGTCCTGGCTACTGTATCGCCAATACAATCATCCATAGGCTTCCTCTTACTCCATCTAATATAAGCCTGTGTTCCTGTTGTTAATGGCTTATACTCTGTATCACAAAACTCACCATAGGTTATAGGC